AAAAAAAATTAAAAAATAATACAAAATAATATATGAGTTCTTCTTTATTATATATTGCAGGTTCTCATTTTTTTTCTGGTTTACTTACAATTGCTATTAGTGATTCATCATCTTCTATAATTGATTCTTTAAAAGGAACAATATTTGATGAATATCCTGTATTAAAAAATTTTATGGATAAATATGATATAAATGCAACTATTTTAATTATTAATCAATTAATGAAAAGTTTCCCTGATAATTTAGAACAAATTGAACCAATTAAACAAGCACTAACTAATTTACATAATATTATTAGAGATATTGAAACTGAATTAGACCATATTAATATTGAAATAGAATATCATAAAAATGAAAGATATTTTGCACATTATAGAACCCCATATTATAATTCATATTTAAAAAATATTGAAAAATTTATCCCAACACTTAATACCCGCTTAGATTTATTATTAAAAGTTATACAAATGTATAAATAATATGTATAAGATAAATAATATGTATAAGATAAATAATATATATAAAATTAAATAAATATATAAAATTAGATAACAAAAATATTTTAATTATGTATTTATCATTATTAGGATATTATAATTATATTAATATTTATCATATATATTCCATATGTATTAGTATTAATTTATTATATATTCCAATATATGATATAATTACATATAATAGTTATACTTTTAATCCATTACATATATTAAAATTTGGAGGTATATTACAATATATTATAGGGCATTATATATTTAGTGATAATTTTTTTATAAATTATTATAATACATATAATTTATTAATTAATAGATTAAGTATATTTATTGCAATTATTAATATAATATTAACAACAGTATATAATATAATTTATATTGATAATTATATATATTTAATATTTAATATTATACATATATTTTATAATATACAAATTGTTTCATTAAATATTCTAATATTATATATAATTTTAATAATTAATATAAAAGATATTTATATATTAGAATTTAATAATTATTCTGAAATTTTACATCATATAGTAAATATAAAATATAAATTAAGTACAGCAATTAATAAATTAGATTATATATTTAATTTTTTAACAATTCATGGAATTATAGTATTTACATTTATATTAAATAATTATACAGAATATAATAATAATATTTATATTTTAATTTTATTTATTAGTTATACTATAATCGAATTATTTTCATATTTATTAATTGTTATTTTAAATAATTTAAAAAATAATTTAGTATGTAAAATACATTCACCTGAATTTTTCGAAATATTTTTAGAAAAGTGTAATAACTTTACATTAAAAGAATTAGTTAAAATAGATTCATCCAATATTTTATATAATGATATTAATAAAAATATAATTAATATGTTAGAAAGTAATGCAAAATCAATTGATTGGTTATTATTAGATAGAATATTACATCATAATTGGGTAGAATTTACATTTTGTGGACTTAATATACATAATTTAGATTTTATAAAACAATATGCATTTATAATTTCATTATATTTTATATATTTTAATAATTAAAAACATTTTTATTATTTTTTTTTTCTAAATATATATTATAAATATGGGTGGTGGATTAATGCAATTAGTAGCGTACGGTGCGCAGGATGTTTACCTTACTGGTAATCCTCAAATTACTTTCTTTAAAGTAGTCTACAGAAGACATACTAATTTCTCTGTAGAATGCATTGAACAAACTTTCAGTGGTTCTCCTGGATTAGGCAAGAAGGTTTCTTGCACTATCTCCAGAAATGGTGATTTAATTAGCAATATGTGGTTAAGATTTAAAGGTGATGCCGTCACTAGTCCTCCAAATAGCGCTGCTGATTGTACTAACATTGTTTCTTCTGTAGAATTAGAAATTGGTGGTCAAAAAATAGATAAGCATTATGGAACTTGGTTAGATATCTATAATGAATTATTTATCTCTAATGAAGCTCATGCTGCAACTTCTGTATTAAGTCAAGGTGATACTGAAACTCATTTCATTCCATTAAGATTCTGGTTCAATAGAAACCCTGGTCTTGCTTTACCATTAATTGCTTTACAATACCATGAAGTTAAAATTAATGTTGAATTTAACACAGTATATGGCGCAAATGGTGCAACTGATACAGTATCTGATGCATCTTTATTAGTTAACTACATCTATTTAGATACTGATGAAAGAAGACGTTTCGCCCAAGTTTCTCATGAATACTTAATTGAACAAGTCCAATTCACTGGTGCTGATTCCTTAGTATCTGGCAATAACAAATTAACTCTTAACTTTAATCATCCTGTTAAGGCATTAATCTGGGTTGCTCCTAACTTATTAAATGCTAAATTACAATTAAATGGACATGACCGCATGGCTCAAATGGAAGCTGATTATTTCCATTTAGTTCAACCACTTGATGGTGGCTTAGGACATGGTAAACAATTAAACCACACTACCAGAGTTTGGGGTGCTCGTGGTAGAGCTGGTGCCGGTTCTACTTCCTACATGTATTCTTTCTGCTTAAAGCCTGGTGAGCATCAACCATCAGGAACTTGCAATTTCTCTAGAATTGATAATGCCGTTATGCATATGGGTACCAATGGTACAGGTACCGTTAACATGTATGCTGTTAACTACAATGTATTAAGAATTATGTCTGGAATGGGTGGATTAGCATATTCCAATTAAATTAATTAAATTAATTAATTAATTAATTAATAATTAAATTTTATTTATTTTTTTTTTCTAAACATATAGTATAAATATGGGTGGTGGATTAATGCAATTAGTAGCTTACGGTGCACAAGATGTTTACCTTACAGGTAACCCTCAAATTACTTTCTTTAAAGTAGTTTACAGAAGACACACTAACTTCTCAGTTGAAGCCATTGAACAAACTTTCAGTGGCTCCCCTGGATTAGGCAAGAAGGTTTCTTGCACTATCTCCAGAAATGGTGATTTAATCTCTAACATCTGGTTAAGATTTAAGGAAGGTGGAGATACCGGCGCAGCAACTGAAGATTGTACTAACCTTGTTTCTTCAGTTGAATTAGAAATTGGTGGCCAAAAGATTGATAAACATTACGGCAACTGGTTAGATATCTACAATGAATTATTTGTCAGCGATGAAGCTCATGCTTCTCGTGCTGCATTAGCATCTGGAACCAGCAAGAACATTTGGATTCCATTAAGATTCTGGTTCTGCAGAAACCCAGGTCTTGCCTTACCTTTAATCGCTTTACAATACCACGAAGTTAAGGTCAACATTGAATTTAGCGCAACCTATGGTGTTGATGCTAACACTGCTGTATCTGATGCTTCCTTATTCGTCAACTACATCTACTTAGATACTGATGAAAGAAGACGTTTCGCTCAAGTTTCTCATGAATACTTAATTGAACAAGTCCAATTCACTGGTGATGAAACCGTCGCTGCTGGCAACAACAAATATTCTCTTAACTTCAACCATCCAGTTAAGATGTTAGCCTGGACTACCACCGCTGATTTATTAGATGCTAAATTACAATTAAACGGTCACGATCGTTTCGCTTTAATGGAAGCCGATTATTTCCATCTTGTTCAACGTTTAGAAGGTGGTGTTGGCCACAGCAACGTCTTAAAGGCTTCAACTAGAACCTGGGTTCCAGTTACCAGAGCTGATATGTTCGTTGGTATGTATTCCTTCGCCTTAAAACCTGCTGAACATCAACCATCAGGAACTTGCAATTTCTCCAGAATTGATAATGCCGTATTAAACTTCAGAACTGGAGGAACCGGAACATTATCTTTATTCGCTGTTAACTACAATGTCTTACGTATCATGTCTGGCATGGGTGGCTTAGCTTATTCCAACTAAGTTATTTAATTTAAATTAATTCTCTTCATATAAATTTTTTTTATAATATTTAAAAATATCTTATATATTTTATAATAATGGATACTCAATATGTACAAAAATATTTTAATATAATTAAAAATAATTTTAATAATTATATTCGACTATTAGATTTATTATATATTACTGATTATTATATTAAAAATATAATCCCTGAAGAATATAAATTTGCATTTAAACCAATTTATAAAGGCGAATATATAGACCAATTAGATATTACTTGGAATATAACTAATTACGGTATGATATGTTGCACTTCTTTTCTTAATAAATATAGACCCCGAAAAATATATTGTACAGGACTATTAAAAAAACAACAAAAATATATCCGTAATTGGAGACTAAAAAAAAATTATTATTTAATTAATCGATAGTTTTTTATTTATTTTTTTTA